GTTGGTGAATTAGAGGCTAGTGAATTAGGACTTTAAATTATCATTAATATAAAGGGAGTTGTGATGAGCTCCCTTTATATTTTAATTATTAACTTAAAAATATAAAATTATGTCATATATGGGATGGATAGCACAAATGATTAGTGATATCATCGAACCTTTATTCCCCGTAAGTTGGAAGCATCTTAATGTCTGAAGCATACAAGGATGCGGGTGTGGATGTCAGTGCTGCTGACGAATTAGTATTCCATCTAGGGATAGAAGGATTTGGTGCTGTAATTAAGTTAGGTAACGTGGGGTTAGTCTTAGGAACTGATGGCGTTGGTACAAAAATATTAGTAGCTGAAGAATTAAATAAATATGACACGATAGGTATAGACCTCGTGGCTATGTGTGCTAACGACGTTCTATGTCATGGGGCAAGGCCGTATGCGTTCCTTGATTATTATGCAACGGGTAAGCTTAACATAGAAAAAAGTAAAGAGATACTAAAAGGTATTCTAGAAGGATGCGAACAAGCAGGTTGTGAGTTAGTAGGTGGTGAAACAGCAGAGATGCCGGGAGTATATGAAGGAGAACGCTTCGACCTTGCAGGGTTTTGCATGGGAGTGATTGAAAATAAATATGAAATTCCCAGACATGTATCAGCAGGAGATGTACTAGTAGGACTACCTAGTTCTGGTCCCCATAGTAATGGGTTCAGTCTCATACGAAAATTATATAAAAAGAATATGAGAAAGTTTGATAGTTTTCTCCTAACACCAACGAGAATTTATAGTGATATGATACTTCCTAATTTAGAAAACATTAAAGCAGTAGCCCACATTACAGGTGGTGGTATTCATGGAAATCTTCCTAGAGTAATACCTGAAGGGATGACCTACCGACTTAGTAACAATGTGCATAGTGATTTGAGAAACAACAATAGTTGGTGGTTGGATCTGTTAGAAATGTCAGAGATGTCAATCTCTGAATTTGAAAGTGTCTTTAACTGTGGTTGGGGTATGATTGCTATCATAGCAGAAGAACATGCAGAATGTATACCCCATTCTGTAATACTTGGTGACTTAGTGGAGATAACTGATGACTGAAATTGAAATGGATAGATCTAGAGAATTAGAAATGGATTACTTGCTTTGTGATATATTAAAAATTACAATGGATAAACTTAATGAAGTACCTTTACCTGTTCTAACTAAGTGGAGAAAAACCGCAGCAAAATACGCTAGAGATATCTATGAAGAGGAACTACTAATGAATAGTATCACATTCAATACTATCTCTGTGTTAAACCAAGAGATAGAAACTATGGAGCTATGTAGAAAGGATAAGGATGATATAGAATATAAGATGGTACTTAGGTGGCTAACTAATAGAATTAGAGAATTAGAAAATGAATAAGGTAACACCTTATAAAGATTTAAGCTGGTATGTTAAATGGATAGCAAGCTATCTATTAATAACTGCTACCATACTAAGAGCAGCAGGTATATATCATACCTACGATGTAGCTTTGTGTGCAGTAGGTACAGCAATGTGGGGATATGTGGGGTACAGATGGAATGATAGAGCTTTAACTTTGATTAATACAGTAGCTTGTTTAGTGCTAACTATAGGGCTTGTTAAAATATTATTTCAATAGAGGAATGATAAGATGACAACATTAAATCTTGACCATGCAGCTATAGTAAATAGTAGATCAATATACCAGAAGAATGTACATGATGCTGGTGATTATCCATACAAAGTTATCAAGATCCCTACTGATAGAAAGCTAGGGAAGATAGTAAAAAAAGGTAAGCTTAAAGGAGCTAAGATATATATCCTTACTCTGGAAGAACGTGCTACTTGTGATGATGATTGTGAGCATTGGCTTGATTGTTACGGTAACAACATGCCCTTCGCTCATAGGTTCATAGTCAACGATGCTCTGTACCCTGCTATCGAACGTGATCTGGATGCGATAGATGCTAAAGGTAAGCCCTATCAACTAAGGCTCCATGTTCTAGGAGACTTTGCGAATATCAGGTATGTAAACTTCTGGGAGTATCAACTAAAGATAAGAAAACTATTGAACATCTACGGATACACTAGGCACCATCCAACTAAGCCAATAGGTATGGCCATAGAGGCTCTCAGAGCCTCGTACAGAGCTAGATTCGCCATAAGGTTTAGTAACTATCCAGATGATCCCTTCTCTGCTCAGAGTGAGAACGTATCTACTGATGGGATAGGTTGTCCACATCAGCTAAGTTTAGCAAAGAATTGTGGTGCTTGTGCTTTGTGCTGGACTATGCTTGATAAACCTGTTATATTCTATGACCACTAGGAGAACTAAGATGGATGATATAAATCGTGGATAAAAATGTTTGATTTTCTAATAAAATTACAAACAAACTTCTTTATATATAGAGGGCATCTGATATTACTTGGTGTTATATTATTGATGGTTGTTATTTCAGTTATGTTTCATGTTTAATACTTACACGATAATGAAATGGTAGTTAGTTCATTACATATTCCTGAATTTCTGAAGAGGAAAAAGAAAAGAGGTAGACCCAGAAAGATACTTCAAGATGCCTCTATTATAGAAACTAAATGGAATGAATGGGATAAAACTAAACAGCAGAAGTATGGTATAAGATATGATATGTATCTTGATGATGATGCTCCAAGGATAGGTAGTGGATTCAGAACTGTATATGTTAAAGAGGGTAGAAAATGGGCGCACATGACAAGTCATACAGGAGATCCTAATGATAGAGAAGGTATTATAAGGAAAAGATTTCGTATAAAAAAATGGTTGATGATAAAAGAATCACATAAAAGATATTTAAAACGAAATAAAATAGTACATAACATGCAGGATCATGAAAAGAATTGATAATGTAGAGAAAAAACTTAGTGATCTAATAGCTGAAAATAAGATATTAAAAAAAATGATACATAATCTATCACCTGATACTAAAGAAATGGTACACAGTTCTATTGAGTTAGCTATAGAAAGAGATAAAATAAATAGAAAAGGTTTACTAAAAGCTTATGAAGTTTCTCCTTAACTAGGGATGTCATGATAATGATAGGTCTTATTTATAACATGGTGATGGAAATGAAACCTTATGAAAAACATTTCAGCAAAAGTCGTTATGCTAGGATAAGAGAATGGAAACTATTCCGTAAAAGAATAGTACCTTCTAAGAAAAGATATGACAGGAGAAAACTAAAGCTTGACAGAAGAAAGGAAGATAAGTAGTGTCCCTTATAATAGAGAAAGGTTTCATAAAAGACAAGACAAAATCTACTCAACCTAGTGTTGTTACTTTTATATTATCTCATTCAGAGTACAGTGAATTATGGTTAAAAATTAAAAATAAGGAGAGTAGTAATAGAACATTTGAACTGATGAGGAAACTTATGGATGATCATTCTTCTATCCTAGAAGAAGTTATTTCACATTCCATAATAAAGATAGTATGGTCAGATGATGTTGGCGAAGATATGAATTTGGATAAGGATTATGGAGAAAAGAAATAGAAGAAGTAAGAAAGAATGGAAGTGGAATAGTAATATAAAGATTAAATATCAAAAGAGAAAGAAGGTAGAAGATGAACACAACACAAATAAAACTAGAAATAGATACAAGAGAAGGGATAGACAAAATTCACAGAGCTTGGACTAAAGTTCATCTATCACTCTTAGAGAAATGGGATAAGCAGGAATGGAATTTCTATAAAAAGAATAAGGATTCTTACTTTATTAATCCTTGGAAGTGGACTATCCTATCAACTGGTAAGACAGCAAAAGAAGCAAAAGAAAATGCAGAAAATATTATTTCTGGACATAGAGACTGATGGGTTAGATGCAAAGAAAATACATGTCTGTGTGTGTAAAGATAGAGAGACAGAAAAGTTAACTTATCATACTAGAGCCTATACATTTAATACTTTATTAAAGAACTATGACACTATTGTAGGGCATAATATTTTATCTTTTGATGTTCCAGTTTTAACTAAACTTTGGAAATCAGAGATACCTTTCACAAAAATATGTGATACATATATCTTATCTTCTCTGTTTAATCCAGATAGAGAAGGCAAACATTCTTTAAAATCATGGGGTAAAAGATTAGGATTAGATAAAATAGAGTTTGAAAGTTTCTCCTCATTTGATAAAGAGATGTTAGAGTATTGTATTAATGATGTAGAAATTACTCATAGACTTTATGAATATCTGATAGGTACAGAGAAGAGAGATTTCTCTGATAAATCAATAGCTTTAGAGCATAAGATAAGGTATGTTATTAACAAGCAACAAGACTATGGCTTCTATCTTAATGTAGAAAAAGCTCATAAGTTGATGATGGAAATACAAAACAAAGCTCAAGATATAGAAAATAAAGTACTAAGGAAAGTTCCATTAAAAGTTTCTTTAGTTAAAGATGTTATACTGAAAATAAAGAAAGATGGTACACTATCCAAAGCGGGGCTTAAAAATTATGATGTTACTAATATCTGCGGGAATTTTTCTGCAATTGAGTTTAAGAAATTTAATCTTGCATCACCAAAGCAAATCATTCAGAGACTAGATGGATATGGGTGGAAGCCTATTGAGTTTACTCCTAAAGGTTCTCCCAAGATAAGTGAGAAAAATCTACAGACTATCTCATCTTCTGCACCAGAAGAGGTTAAGAGATTAGCAGAGTGGAAGATGATGAAGACTAGGGTTAAGACCATAGAAAGCTGGCTTGAGTCTGTGGATTGTAACAACAGGGTGCATGGTAAAGTTCTAACAACAGGTGCTGTGACAGGTCGTATGATTCATGCAGAACCTAACATGGCAAACATAGTAGCCAACAGTAAACCATATGGAAAGGAATGTAGATCTTGTTGGACCATACCTGATAACCAACATGTTCTGGTAGGTATGGATGCTAAGGGGTTAGAGCTTAGGATGCTTGCTAACTACATGAAAGACGAGAGATACATACATGAAGTATTAGAAGGTGATCCTCATACCTACAATCAAGAGCTAGCAGGTCTACCCACAAGGGTAGCAGCAAAGACTTTCATATATGCTTTCATCTATGGTGCCGGTGATCAGAAGATAGGTTCGATTGTGGGTGGCTCAACAAGAGAAGGTAGAAAGTTAAGACAGAAGTTTCTAGCTGGTCTACCTAAGCTTGACACACTTATTAAAAGTGTAC